ACCGCCGGGGAGATCAAAAGAATGTGCCGTTATGCCAAGCCCTGATTTTTCGGAAGGAGGTCGCTCATGGATGCGACGTTGATTGATGCTCTCGGGTCGCGTGGACGCGGGTTCTGGGATGAGCAGCAGAAGCAGTTGGAGTTCGATGTGCATGAGGAGCAGGTGTTGCTCGAGGCGTGCCGAACGATGGATGTGATCGGGTCGCTGTCGGATGCGGTGCGCCGTGACGGTGTGATGCTTGTCGGTTCGCAGGGTCAGCCGGTTGTGAATGGTGCGGTGGCGGAGTTGCGGCAGCAGCAGGCGGCGCTTGCTCGTCTGATCGTTCAGTTGAACCTTGATGCGGCTGATGTTGCGGGGGCGATTACTGCGAAGTCTGCGGCTGGAAGGGCGGCGGCGCAGAAGCGTTGGCGCGAACAGAAGGACCGTAGTGCCTAGGCGGCGGGTGGTCGACGAGGCGGCGAACCATGGCAGTGCTCCCGCGGAGTTGTTTGACCGTGGTTCGGAGCATTGGGTGTCGGCGGTCGCTTTGCGTTCGTGGCTGTCTGAGCACGGGTTGCACGCATCCACGATGAGTTGGCCTGACGATGGGCCGGCGTGCCATCGCGCCAAGGCGATTGATGCGTGGCTGCGTGCCAACGGGTGTGCTCACGAGAGGTGGCCTCGGGGTCCGCTCGATTGGCACAAGGTTGCCGCTATCGGGCTCGACTTTGGGCCTTGGTCGAGCGAAGAGATGGACGAGCGTTTGGCTCGAGTCGAATTGAAGGAGAACTGAATATGACTAGGCAGGTTAAGGCTGAACTCGCGATCGGGTACCAGCAGTACGTCGATGGGATGAAGAAGGCCGCCGCGGCGACGCGTGAGACGGCTACTGAGGCTCAGAAGCTTGCGGAGCAGCGGGAGGCGTTCACGCTCCTGGGCCGTGGCATCGCTACCGCCGGCGGTCTTGCAGTCGTGGGCTTGGGTGTGGCTGTCGCGAAGTTCGGAGAGTTCGACCAGGCGATGTCGAATGTTGCTGCGACTGGTGAGGATGCGCGCGACAACATTGAGGCGCTGCGTGACGCGGCGCTCGAGGCCGGCGCGACAACGGTGTTCTCTGCCACGGAGTCGGCTAACGCGATCGAGGAGCTGGCGAAGGCTGGGCTGGACGCGTCGGAGATCCTGGGCGGTGCGCTGACGGGGTCGCTGGACCTTGCTGCGGCGGCAGGTATTGGTGTGGCGGAGGCCGCGGAGATCGCGGCGACCACCCTCCAGCAGTTCAGCCTTGACGGTAGTGACGCCACGCATGTGGCTGACCTTCTGGCGGCAGGTGCCGGTAAGGCCATGGGCAACGTGGGTGACATCTCGCAGGCACTTGGTCAGGCGGGTCTCGTCGCGGACCAGTTTGGTGTCTCTGTCGAGGAGACGGTTGGGTCTCTGGCGGCGTTCGCGTCGGCTGGTCTGCTTGGTTCTGACGCTGGTACGTCGTTCCGGACGATGCTTCTCCGTCTCGCTAACCCTACGGGTGAAGTCCGCGATCTCATGAAGGAGATCGGGTTCGAGGCGTACAACACTCAGGGCCAGTTCATTGGTCTGTCGGGCCTGGCCGGCGAGCTCGAAACGTCCCTTGAGGGGATGACGGACGAGCAGAAGCAGACGACCCTGGCGATGATTTTTGGTCAGGACGCGATTCGTGGTGCAACGGTTCTCTACGAAGAGGGCGCGGCCGGCATTGAGGACTGGACGAACAAGGTCGACCATGCGGGGTATGCGGCTGAGACTGCCGCTACCAAGCTAGACAACTTCAAGGGTGACTGGGAGGCGCTGTCGGGTGCCGTTGACACTGCCCTGATTTCGATGGGCGAGGCCGCGGATGGGCCTCTGCGTTTCTTCACGCAGGGTCTCACGGATCTCGTGGACAAGTTCAACGAGATGCCCGCGGCGGGTCAGCAGGCGGTGTTCTGGATCGGCGCCGTTGCGGCAGCGGGGGCAACCGCGCTCGGGTCGTATCTGCTGCTGGTGCCGAAGGTTGCTGAGTTCAACGCCGCCCTGGATGTGCTGGGACCTTCCGCCCAGCGTGCCGCCCGCGGCGTGGGAGCACTGTCGCGCGTCGGGGCGCTTGGCGTCACCATTGGAGCCGCAGCAATCGGAGTCGACTGGCTCGCACAGGAGATCTCGCAGAAGCTCCTCCCGTCCGTGGATCAGGTCGATAACAAGATGCGATCGGCTAAGTCTGGCGTGGAGTTGTTTGGCGCCGCGCTCTACAAGGAGGGCATCACCAACACCCAGCAGGCGGGAACACTTCTCGAGGATCTGGGAAAGAACCTCGACGCCGTCGCGGACAGTGATTTCTGGCACCCGGCGGAGCTTTCGGGGACTGCGGTAACCGTCATCAAGTCGATAGCCGAAACGGCCAAGGCAGATCTGCCCGACGCCATCGCTCAGTTCCGCCAGCTTGCCGAGGACGGGAACCTGACGGACAAGCAGCTTCGCACGATGATCAAGACCGTCCCGGAGCTGCAAGACGCGTTGCTCGGTTACGCGGACACCAGTAAAGGTGCGGCGGATACGCAGGACCTCCTGAACATCATCATGGGCGATTCGGAGGAGATCACCGAGGACAACACGGACGCTCTGAGGGCGTTGGCGGGGCAGGCATCTATCACGGGCGAGGGCATCGACGCACTGGCGGACCAGATCCGTAACTTCGGTTCGGCGACTCTGAGTGTTCGTGACGCGCAGCGTCAGTTCGAGCAGGCTACCGACGACGTGTCTGATGCGGTTCAGCGGCAGATCGAGGAGTTCATCAAGCCGCAGGAAGACGCCTATCTCGCGGCGAACGGAACCCTTGACGGGTTCGTGGCTTCGATGGAGGGGTTCATCCCGACACTGGACACCACAACCCAGTTGGGGCGTGACGCTGAGGCGTCGCTGGATGACCTTGCTGAGTCAACCTTGGAGCTGTCGGCGGCGACGCTGGAGCAGACGGGTTCGCAGGAGGACGCGAACGCGATCATCGCGGATGGTCGTGAGCGGCTGATCGAGATGCTGGAGCAGTTCGGGATTACCGGTCAGGCCGCGGAGGACTACGCGGACGACCTGGGCCTGATTCCGGAGAACATCGATACGGCTGTCGCGCTGAACACGTCGGACGCGACGAAGAAGCTTCAGAGTTTCTTCGACTCGTTCAATGGCCGGCAGATCACGTTCAGTGCTGCGGTTACGGGGCAGTCGGCTCCGGTCGGTACGGGGACGGTTCTGCTTCCGGGTCGTGCTGGTGGTGGTGCGATCTCTGGTCCTGGTGGGCCGACAGACGACAGTGCCGGGGTGTACGCGTTGTCGGACGGTGAGCACGTGATGACTGCGGCGGATGTGGCCGCGATGGGCGGTCAGCACGCGGTGTACGCGTTCCGTGACTCCCTGCATTCCGGTGGCGGAGACTCATCGGCCGGAAGGAGCGTCAACGTCACGCAGAACATCTACCCCGCCGAGGGCATGAGTGAGGCGCAGATCGCGAGCATCACGGCTTCGCGTCTGGCATTCCAGTTGCGGGGCAACTGAGTCAAGACAGGGGCGGGATGTCTTGTCCCGCCCCTACGCTTCGAACGGAGGACAAACCATGACAAATAGCCAGCCTGAAATCGAGATTTCCACCGCCCGCATCGTTCGAGCAATCCTGACCAGCGATGACGCGTCGCTGGGGCAGACGCTCGTCGACCTCGAGGGCGCGCACGTTGCCGGCATCGTTGCCGTCACGTTCGCGCAGCTCTACATCGCCGAAGCGCTCAAGACCATCTCACAGGACACGCTCCTGCGGGCGGTCGAGGCGCAGATTGTCACGCTGGGGGGCAAGGATGATGACTGAGAAAGACCCGAAGGACATGCCCTACGAGGAGTGGCTTGAGTGGTACAGGTCCCAGCCCAAGGGGCCGAAGCTCTCACGGGAAGAGTCGATCAAGTGGCTGGCCGCGCGCGGACGCATGCTCAATCCGACAGAGAAGGAACGCATCGTCGATCAGCTACTGCTGAACCTGCCGATCGACGATGACGAAACTTGAGGCGGGCTAGCGACCACCACCCCAGTCTGCGATGGGTCCACCCCCTGGGCCGTGTGCGGCTAGGTGCGCCATGTGGACGCGGTAACAAGCCTGACGCAGAGTCGTGGACCACCCGATGACCTCACCGCGCCAGATCGCCTTATAGCGCGTGTCCGTGCCGTTCATGACACGGCGGATCTCGACCCTGCCGTACTCCCTGCCCTGCGGGTCAACCATCCGCCACACGCCGGTCGGATTCTCAACCGCAGCCATAATCGGGTGCCACGTGTCCACAGGCCAGAGTTCCTTTCTCCGGCCGATTGACTACCGTAGCGGGCATGCCCGACGTCATTGACGACAGCGCACAACCCCACTGCCCCAAGTGTGGCACCGTGCTCCGCGACCATCTAGGCGGCTACCGGTGCGAGGGTTGCGACCTGTTTTTCCTGGCTCATCAGACCTGACTGATTGCACGTTCGTTGCACGGCGGATGCACGGCCCGTCGCAGCAAGAGAAAACCCCCGGATCGCTTTCCGCGATTTACCGGGGGTTTCTATGTGGTGCACCCCCTCGGACTTGAACCGAGAACCCACTGATTAAGAGTCAGTGTCGTGCAATGTTGCACGTCCGCAGGATTCCGCCGAGGACCGCTGTGTTTTAGGGCTTGTCAGGTCGATGTCTTACTGATTTAATGGACCCCAGAGTACACACCTGGACACAACTCGTTGCACGTACGTTGCACGAACCGATTGGGGGATGCCGTGGCGGAGAAGCCTTGGGGGGCAATACGAGAGCTTCCGAGCGGTCGCGTACAGGCGAGTTACGTCGGTCCTGACGGGATACGCCATCCAGCGCCTCACACATTCACCGACGACGCGCGGAGCCCTGGCGGCACGAAGCCGAGAACCGCTCGCGACAAGGCCCAGGCTTGGCTGAGAGCGCAGCGCGCAGACATCGAGCGCGGCACGTGGGTATCCCCCAAGTTGCTCCTGGTGGAAGCCCAAGCCGCAGCAAAGAAGGCGGAGTCGGAGCGGTTCGGGCGGTACGCATCAACGTGGGTTGCTCAACGGGTGTCCGGTAAGGGGCAACCTCTCCGACCTAAGACGCGGGCCGAGTACGAGCGTCAGCTTCGCAGCGGACTGGCGAAGTTCAAGAACGATCTGCTGACGGAGATCACGCCCGCGCGTGTACGCAATTGGCATGCCGATCGGATGCAGTCGGGAAAGACGGCGGCGGGCGCTGACGCGCGGCTACTACACGCGATCCTCAACACGGCACTCGTTGACGGGCTGATCACTACAAACCCGGTGCCGGCGAACCTCACCAGAACGAAGACTGGGTTGAAGCATCGCCCACCAACGATCGACGAGCTCACCGTCGTCCTCGACGAGATAGGCCCATTCTTCCGTCTGGCTGTCCTCCTGGCGGCGTATGGCGGGCTCAGATTGGGTGAGTGGCGCGCGCTGCGTCGCCGGGATCTCGTCTTCGCAGATGGGCGCGTGCTGATCGACGTGCACCGTGCGGCGCAGTACATCACCCGTGAGGGTTGGCACGTCGGTCCCCCGAAGTCGGAAGAGGGCGAACGAGTGGTCCCCCTGCCCATTGGACTCACCAGCGACGTTGAAGCCCACCTAGCAGAGTTCGTCGGCCCGCTCCCTGACGACCTGTTGTTCCCTCCGACTCGAGGTGACGGATTCATCCACGATCGACAGTTCAACCGGCACTGGAACCGTGCTCGAGATGCCGCAGGAATACGAACGGTCGTGCGGGAACATGACCTTCGGCGATTCGCCGGCACGACGCACGCGCAATCCGGGGCGACGATGCGGGAGACGATGGCGTTTCTAGGACACTCGACCACTGTTGCAGCTATGGCGTATCAGGTGACGACGGGCCGGGAAGCTGAACTCGCAGATCGGATGCGCTTGCCGATTCGCTAAGCCAATGCTTGCAAGACACAGCAGTGATCTTGCGCGAGGGTGACTCAGACTGAGTCAGCCTGAAACAGAAAGCGCCCCCGCCGTGCGGGAACACGACGAGGGCCAGACACCGAAGGAATGAGCAACGATGTCCAACACACAAGATACTGCGACGACTGTCACTGATACGCGGGACGCGTTCTGGAAGCAGTTTCGTGACAACCTCCAGGAACTCCTGGAGGCATGGGGAATGACGCAGAAGGATCTGGCGAAAGAGGCCGGCATCCCCTACAGCACCCTCAACAAGAAGATGCGCGGCGTGCACCGGACATGGTGGGCCGTCGATCTCGCCCGCTTTTACCATGTGTTCGGCCCGGACCCACTACTGTTCCGCGGGCTGTCCGAGTCTGTGGCAGAGGACGCCTCCCTGAGCGTTCGCTGAAATGTGTCAAATGTGGCACTAACGCCAGATAGGCTGAGGAAGCCGGGAGACGAGTGTGCGTCCTCCCGGTTTTCTCATTCCTGCGGGTTCCCTGGGAGGGGGGCCTGTCGCTCGGACTGCCGTGTATCGTTGGTCGTGCCTGGGAGAAGTGTCTTTACACCCAGGGCTAGAACCCGCCCGCGGACAATCCGCGACTGGCGGGTTTTCGCTTTTCTCGCCGCGCACTCTTCCTGATGTCCGAAGGCCGTGATACTGTCGGAAACAGGTAGCGGCCGCATGCCCAAAATGCCCTCAGCCCTGGTCTAATCGATCAGGGCTTTTCTATTTGGCTCGCGGTGTCCACTCCCGGCGAGTCACGGCGCGTCCTGCCCGTCGGCGTAGCGCTGCCTGCTGAACCCACAACTGAATAAACCCACTGCCCCATGACGGGGCGTTCCCAAGAAATGGAGAACTCCCCGTCATTGGGGAGGACTCTGCCCAACCAAAGGCACCAGCTAACCCGGCTGGTGCCTTTCGTCGTTAAGGAGAGATCCGATGCTGGCAACAGAACCACAGTGGGGAACCGTCGACCAGGCGGCAACTCTGCTCGGCGTAAGCACCAAGACCATCCGCCGACGTATCGCAGATGGATCTGTCGACGCTCGTCGATTCGGACCCCGACTGATCCGCGTCGACTTGAATCGGCTCATTGATTCGGGGCGTCCGCTCGCGTACTTCGGAAACGCCGCGTGACGCACGAAAGCCGCCCGGAGGCGGCTCTCGAGAGCTCTGTTGTGGCGACGGAGTATGTCAAGAATATCGCGCGCAGGATGCTCGCTGGGGAGATTCAGCCGCACGAGCTGCCGGCACCCCTGCACGACGTGTGGCGGGATGGGTACCGCGCCGGGCAGAACCGCGCACAGGTCCGTATCGACCGCGCCGATCGTGCCGCGGACATCTATTACGACCTCGCGTTCAACGGCGACGAGGCACGCAAGCGCCATGCCCAACTGCTGAAGCACTTCGACGTCGTGCAGGCCCGCAAGGCGGTGAACGCATGACCACAGTGTTCAATGCCGAATGGCTGATGCAGCAGTCCTTCCCACCCATTCGCTACGCAGTCCCCGGAGTGATCCCCGAAGGGATGACGCTGCTCGTCGCCGCACCGAAGATCGGCAAGTCATGGCTGGTGCTCGGCCTAGGCGTCGAACTCTCCACGGGAGGGAACGCGTTCGGCGCGCTTCCTGTCGGTGACCCTCGACCCGTGCTGTATCTGGCACTCGAGGATGGGCAACGACGGTTGCAGGACCGCCTCATCCGTCTCAACCCGGAGCGCATCTCGCCCCTCCTCGAGTTCCGCGTGGAGATCCCCGAGGGCAAGGTCATCGAGACGATAACCGACTTCATGACCGCTCACGACGGCGAAGACCCGGTGGTGATCCTCGACACACTCGGCAAGGTCATGCCCCCAGCCGGCAACGCGTCCCAGTACGGACATGACTACAAGGTGCTGTCGGCGCTCAAACGGACGTGTGACGCCGTCCCCGGCTCGAGCCTCATCATCGTGCACCACACCCGTAAAGGGGTGGCTGGTGACTTCCTGGACGCCGTCAGTGGCACGCAGGGCATCGCGGGTGCGGCTGACACGGTGTTGGTGCTGAATCGGGAGCGTCATGAGGACAGGGCCACTCTCCAAGTCACCTCGCGTGATGCGCGTGAGGGCGAGTACAGCGTCACTCTGACGGAGACGGGCGCGTGGGAGCTCGACGGCGCCGACCTCGCGGAAGCAGAGGAAGCCGCACAGACCGCCCGAGCAACTAGCGGGCTCGGTGATCGCATGTCCGAGATCATCACGACCATCAGCCGCTTCCCTGAGGGCATCACTCCCCGCAACCTCAAGGTGCTGGTACCTGATGTGTCGAACCTCGATGAGTACCTTCGCCGTGCTGTCGACGCGAACAGGGTGGTCAAGCTCTCACGCGGTCTGTATGCCCCCGTGAGAAGTGTGAGAAGTGTGAGTTTCCCCGAGGATGACCCCCTCGAAACTCACAAACTCACGGTTCTCACACCCTCACAGGGGGGTGAACGATGACCGCGTTCCGGGTATGGCTCGAGACGTGCAAGGGCTGCAACCCCTGGACCCGCGTCATCGCTCACCCGACCACGACGGAACCGATCGTGCAGGCGCTTCACGAGGACGACTGTCATGTCTGGCCCCGTCAGCAGCGTTCGGACGGGCAGGAGGTCACCCGTGCGCTCTGACAAGGGAGCGACCGAGTACGCCGCACTCGTCGAAGCGATGGAGACCGTGCGCCCCGCTTGCCGGGACTACGAACTGTTCACCGCCGATACCACCGACGAGGCACAGCGCGATCTCGCCCAACGCCTCTGCGCATCGTGCCCACTGGTCGACGCATGCCGTGCGTATGCCGAAGCATCCAAACCCACTGTGGGCATCTGGGCCGGAATCCCCTACCCGCGACGCGGAAGGACAACACCGTGATGTCGATCGCCGTATGGCTGCAGTGGTGGTGGCAGCGCATCTACGAATCACTCATCCGGAAGTGGGAACTATGACCGAACAAGACCGGATCGCCGCAATCCGCCGCGGCACACGCAAGACCGAACGGCGAGCACGACGCTACGCAGCACTCATCCGCAAAGCCATCGAAGTACTCGACAACCTCGCCGAAGAACTCGAAACAGAACTGGACAAGCCATGAACAACGAAGACCTCGAACGCCTCGCGTCATGGGTGGCCGACTACGACCGGAACACGAAGATGCTCGGTCGCATCGCAGAACTCAACAACCCCGCGCCAGCCGAAGAAACACCCGACTACCTGAAGACGCAGCTCACCCGTGAAGACATCCACGGCATGACACCCGAACAGATCGAAGCAGCACACGCAGCCGGCGACCTCGACCAGATCCTCGGCCGCATCAACCCGGCAGACCGAGAACTCGTGCACCGCGCCACCAACGGCCAAACCATCACCCACGCCGAAGCGAAGCGACTCCACGAAACGGGACACTCCGAGCTCGTCGCCAACCTCCCCGTTCACCTCATCACGAAGGACAACGCATGAACCTCACAAGCCTCACCTTCTTCTCCCGCTCCAGCAAGGTCAGCGAGCCCAGCGTCTCCGCGAACGTCAACCTCCTCCCCCGCGACGTGTTCAAGGGTGACAAGGAGACCCTCGCGCTCTACGACCAGTACATGAACCTGCGAACCGCGATCGCCGACAACGATCGTGCGGCAGGACGGGCGAAGGTGCAGGCCGAAGAAGCGAAGACCGCATACGCCCGTGCCGTCCGCGAAGCACTATCCAACGGCACCGACCCGTCCAAGGTGCAGAGTGACGTCGCACACTACGAAGCCACCGCCCAGGCACACGCAGACCTGTCCCGGCAGGCACGCTCCGGCCTCGAACGAATCTCCCGCACGTTCGCTGAACGCATCGCCGCTGTCGCACCCGACGTCATCCCCCGCAGTGAGGAACGCCTCACCCACACAGCAGACACCATGCGCCACGCGATCGCAGCACTCACCGAAGCATGGCGGGACTACTCAGCCGCATGGTCGGAACGCCGCATCCTCGGAGACATCAACCTCAACGGCGGAGCACTTGGCGCGTACGACCCAGCAGGCAGCTTCCCACCCGCCGTGCGAGCAGCCCTCGACACACTCACCAACCACCTCGCCGACCTCGACGTACTCAAGGCAGACGAACAGCACGTCCGTGAGTGGAGAGCCAAGAACGCACAGGCCGACCAGTACAACCGACGACACGCTGTCGATGCACCCGCAGTCTGACCTCAACCCGGGGTGGGTTCAAGCGACCCACCCCCGTGCGGGGTGCACCTCGATGACCTTTCGTTCCCGTACCGCCGGGGAGATCAAAAGAATGTGCCGTTATGCCAAGCCCTGATTTTTCGGAAGGAGGTCGCTCATGGATGCGACGTTGATTGATGCTCTCGGGTCGCGTGGACGCGGGTTCTGGGATGAGCAGC